GCGGCATTCCGTGGATGGCCCCGGCGATGCGCAATGTGCAGATCCTCGGCGGCTACGTCGAGGCCGAAGTGGTGGCGGCCCGCACCGCGTCGGCCAAGATGGGGTTCATCGAGCAGAGCACGGCCGACGGTGCGATCGGCCCGGACCCCGACAGCGCCGGCGACGAGGATCAGGAAGCGCCCTTCATCGAAGCCGCCGCCGGCGTCATCGAGCGACTCGGCCCGGGCGAGAAGTTCAGCGCGTGGAACCCGGACCATCCGACGGCGCAGGTGCACGCGTTCGTCAACGCGATGCTGCACTTCATCGCCGCCGGTTTGGACGTGGCCGCGGTGACGCTGACCGGCGACCTCAGCCAGGCGAACTACAGCTCGCTACGCGAGGGCAAGGTCACCGAGCGCGACACGTGGCAGGCGCTGCAGGCGTGGTACTCCGAGAGCCTGCATGAGCCCGTCTTCCTCGACTGGCTGCCGTTGGCGCGCACCGCGGGCCAGCTCTCGCTGAGTGGCCCGATCACCAAGTACATCGCCCACAAGTGGCAGCCGCGCGGCTGGGCGTGGGTGGATCCGCTCAAGGACGTGCAGGCCAGCGAGCGCGAGCTCGCGCTGCGCCTCACCACCCGCACGCGCCTGGCCGCTGAGCGCGGCGATGACCTCGAAGAAATCCTCACCGAGTGGAAGGCCGAGCAGGACATGGCCAAGGAACTCGGCGTGGCACTCCCTGACCCTCAACCCACGCCCATTGCGCAGGGGACTTATGACGGCACCGACTCGACACCAACTGCCACCGGAAGTGAAGGCGCTGCCGATGCAGCGTCGGCAAGTGGCGGTCGCGCTCGACTCGTCGCGCTTCGCCAAGCGCGCTGATGGCGACGACCGGCTTCCGATCTGCCTGAGCTCCGAGGCGCCGTATCAGCGCTGGTGGGGCACGGAGATCCTCGGCCACGACGCCGAGGAAGTCGATCTCAGCTATTGCGAGCGCGGGCTCGCCTTCTGCGCCGATCACGACACCGAGCGCCAGGTCGGCGTGCTGGAGGACGTGTCGGTCGACTCCGATGGGTGCATCCGCGGCCTGCTGCGGTTCGGCGCGCATCCGGATGCCAGCTGGATCCGCGCGGACATGGAGAGCGGGGTGCGGCCCTACGTGAGCGTGGGCTACCGCATCAACGCGATGAAGCTGATGGAGACTGACGACGAAAACGACACGTATCGCGTCACCAACTGGACGCTGTTTGAGGGTTCGACGGTGTCGGTGCCGGCGGACGTGTCAGTGGGTGTGGGACGGGAGGCGGACCGGGACGCCTTCCCCGTGCAGGTCGAACGCCCGGATCACTTGTCGCGCCGTAGCGGCGCGGGGAAGGAGGACGGAATGGGTACGCAGGCAGCCCCGGTTCCCGCTGCGGCGGGGCCGACCGCGGACGAAGTGCGCACCGCGGAACAGACGCGCGTGACGGACATCATGCAGCTCGCGCGCGACAACAAGCTCACGCTCGAGCAGACGGAGGAGGTGCTCCGCGAGCGTTCCACCGAAGCCGCTGGCCTCAGGATTCTGCGCATGAAGCAGGCCGCGGGGGCTGGGTCGCCAACGCCGGTGATCACCGGTGTGCACGACCGCGCGGGCGATCGCCCGTGGGCGGAAGGGCGCGCCGGCACGGAGGACTTCCTACGCAGCATCGTGCGCGCCGGTCGCGGCGACGTCGATCCGCGCCTGCTGGCGAGGTCGGCGACGGGAGTCGGCGTGTCCGTGCCGTCCGACGGTGGCTTCCTCATGCCCGAGCCCGTGGTCGGTCAGTTCATGGACCGCATCATGGGACCCGAGGGCGGCGAGATCATGCGCCGGGTGAATCCCATCCCGATCACCGTCGGCAACAGCTACAAGCTGAAGGGCTTCGACGAGACGAGCCGCGCGAACGGCTCGCGCTACGGCGGCATCAAGTTCGCCTACGGCGACGAAGGCGACGCGCTGACGGCGACGAAGCCGAAGTTCCGCGAGTGCAAGCTCCTGCTGAAGAAGCTCGTCGGTGCGTTCTACATCTCCGAAGAGGAGCTCGAGGACGCCCCGCTCTCGCAGGCCATCATCACCGGCGCCTTCGAGGAGGAAGGCACGTTCGTGATGGAGGACAACGTCGTGAACGGGCTCGGCGTGTCGGGGCCGCTCGGCTTCATGAACGGCGGCGCGCTCATCGCGGTCGCGAAGAAGGCGGCGCAGGCGGCCGACACGATCGTCACGGAGAACATCCTGGCGATGGCGTCGCGGTTCGGCGGTCGGTGGTCGCGTGCCGCGTGGCTCGTGGATCAGCAGGCGGCGCTCTCGCAGCTCCCCGCCCTGACGATCGGCACGGTGCCCGTCTGGCTGCCGCAGGGCCAGCTCAACAGCTCGCCGTACCCGATGATGCTCGGGGCGCCGGTGATCTACACCGAGTACAACGCCAAGCTCGGCGACGTCGGTGACATCGTCCTCGCGGACCTGGGCATGTACCACTGGGGCCAGAAGGGCGGCGTCCGGCAGCAGAGCTCGATCCACGTCCGGTTCCTGCAGGATGAACAGATCATCAAGTTCGTCCTCCGCAACGACGGTCAGCCGGGCGTGCACACCGCGCTCACGCCGAAGAACGGCGGCGACACGCGGTCGCCGTTCGTCACGCTCGCCGAACGCGCCTGATCCCGCTGAGCGCGGGAGACGCGCGATGCGTCTCCCGCGCCCGTCGGGGCTGCGTTGATCTGATCACCATCCCAACCAAGGTCCACCACCATGATCAAGATTCCCGAAACTCTGCTCCCGGTCGGGGTGCTCGACCCGGCCGCGGACGCGGCCGGCCGCACGGGCCTCTACATCTCGAAGAAGAACGTGCAGCGGCTGTTCCTCCTGGCATACATCACGCAGGGCAACGCCGCGACCGTCAAGCTCACGCCGACGCAGGCCTCGGCCGTCGCCGGCACGGGGGCGAAGGCCCTCACCGGCACCTGCCGGATCTGGGCCAACGAAGATGCGGCGGCGCAGACGTTCACGCGTCAGACCGACGCCAAGGACTTCACCACGTCCGCGGCGCTGAAGGACAAGATCGTGATCTTTGAGATCACGGGCGCCGAGCTCGATGTCGCGAACGGCTTCGACTGCGTGACGATCGCGACGGGCGCCTCGCACGCCGCGAACATCACGTCCGTCATTGCGCTCGTGGACGGGCGCTACAGCGTGGTGCCGTCGGTCATCACTGACTGACGCGTGCTGCGAGTCGTGATGCAGTTTGGTCCCCGCAAGGGGGAAACGGTGCTGGTAACGCCGGTAGTGGGCAGGGCGCTCCTGGCCGATGGCCGGGCGCGCCCTGTTGCTCCGGAAACCAGCCGTGACGCAGCGCCGGCGCCTTCACCGGCCGGCACCATCACCACACAGACCCCCGCTGTTGCAACACGGGATCCATCGTTCGGGTCCGGGCGTCGCGCGCGGAGGTTCCGGCCATGACCGCCGGCGCTGGCGTCACCGGTCTGCACCTGCGCGGGATGCTGAATTCCCCGTTCGGGTGCGACGTGTACTGCGGCGACCTCGCGGTGCGCGGCCTGCTCTCGCGCGAAGAACGCCAGGACAACGACGGCAACGGCTTCGCGGTGCCCGTCTATGTCACGGCGCTCAGCATCGATGCGGCCGACCTGCCCGACGTAAAGGTGAGGACTCGCCTCGAGGTCGGGCCGATGCGCGCGCTCTGGAATCCGCCGGCCCAGCGCAAAGCCTGCACCGTCTATGAGGTCCGTCGTGTGGGCCGCATCGACGACGTGGGCGGACGCGAGCTGATTCTCGTGGAGGTCACGAGCTGATGCATCTCGAAGCCGTGCGCCTCATCGCCAACGCGCTCGCCGACGGCACCATCGGTGTGAATGCGCTACTCGACGCAGTGCCGCGTGTCGTCGATCGACGCCCGGCCAACGTGCAGGTGTACGACGAGACCCGCGACGGCTGGGTCTCGCTGCTCGAACTCAGCAAGGCCCCGCCCGAAGACGTGCAGCTGCCGGCGCTCATCGTCCTCCTCGGCGGCCCGATCCAGTGGCAGTACAAAGGGCGCCCCACGCGCGACGCGGCGGGCGTCATCAACGCGCCCATCAGCGTCGCGGTGCACTACCTCACGAGCGAAAGCGACACCGCCGTGGCGGTCGCCGACGCGCTGCTCACGCTGCGCGCCGTGCGCGGCACGCTGCAGCTGCTGACGCAAGGCAACTTCGTGGCCATGCGCGAGCTGAACCACGTGCGTCTCGAGGGGCCCGTCGACATGCAGCAGACTCGGCTGTTCACCCCGATCGAGGACACCACGCTCGCGGGGGCGGTCATCACCACCTGGCAGGCGCGCGAAACGCTGCCGGCCTACACGCCCTGACGGAGGGCACTCTCATGATCACCGGCTACTCTGCCGACCTCCCGTCTGATGTCCTGCTCGATTCCGGCGTCCTCTACGTCGGCTCGAACATCATGGGCGTCAGCCGCGGCGGTCTTCAGTTTGATCCTGGCAAGGAGTACAAGCAGGTGACGTTCGATGGCTATCGCGGCCCCATCAAGGGTCTCGATCGCATCGCCAGCTACAACTCGAAGATCACGGGCACGTTGCTTGAGCTCGGCACGGAGGAACGTCCGTGGCTTGAGCCGGGCAGCACGAGCGACGGCGCTTCGCCGATCGACACGACGACGATGAAGGCTGCCGGCGTCTTCCTCGTCTCCGGCGACTACCTCTCCAATGTCCGCCTCGTCTACGAGCGCGGCAGCGGCGGTTACGCCGCGGTGCTGTTCACCGATTCCGTGCTCGCGCAGTACTCGGTGAAGGGCAACGATGGAGATTGCGCCGAGATCGCGATCACCATCGAGGCGCGCATCGTTCCCTCCGGTACGAACACCGGAGTCTGTCCCTACAAGATCGAACTCCGCACCGCACTGCCCTAAGGAGGGCTGATGTCCAAGGTGATTCTGCTGGCGGCATTGGATGAACCACTGCCGCCGCTGCAGCTCCCGGATGGCCGCACCGTCGCCATCCGGCAGATCGACGGCATCGGGATGCAGATCCTGAACCAGACGCAGCAGGGCGAGTTCCAGTTGATTTGGGACGTCGCCGCGCGCTGTCTCCCGGAGCTGACGATCGAGCAAGTGCGTGCCTTCACGCTCACGCAGGCCCGCCAGATCGTCGAAGTGGCGTGCGGGTCCGCCGAGCGCGTGCTGGCCGACATCGAACGACCCACGGCGCCGGCGGAGACGGGACCGACGGCGCAGCCCTCAGCGATCCCGTCGGCTTCATGATTGCACGCGTCGCGCGTGCGTATGGGCGGCCGCCGCTGGCGGTCGCCCGTGGGCCGTTCGCGGAGACCGCCTGGGCGTTCGCGCAGCTCGTGACGCTCGAGCGGTTCGATGCGATCGCGCGCGACGGCGAGGGACTGCAGGCCGCCAACCGCGCGGCCATCGCCTTCCATGCGCCCCAGAAGCTCGAGGGGGAGCGGCAGGGCTTCCTCGAGCGCCTGCGCGGCCGCCCACGCGTCTCGGCCAACGAGGCCAAGGCGCGCGCGCGGAAGCTCATTGAGTCGGGCGCCATGAACGATGTCACCAACGCGGAGCCGATCCAGTGACCGCCCCGGTCCGCACCGTTGCCGTCGAGTATAAGGCTACCGGCGTCGCCGAAGTGCAGGCCGCCACGCGTGCCGTGCAGCGTGCGGTCGATGATGCGTCGACGCGCACCCGCGCGGCCGCGCGCGCCGGCATTGAAAGCGCGGCCGATCGTGCGCGCGATCGCTGGGACATGGCGGGGCGCGAGATCTCCAAGACCATGGTTGACCTCGGCCGCACCGGCGAGCTGACAGGCGGATCGCTCAAGAAGCTGGTCGTCGTCGGCAGCGAGATGGCCGTGATGTTCTCGCCGGCAGGGCCGGTCGCGTCGGCCGTCGCCCTGCTCACGCTCGGCATCGTCTCGATGTTCAAGCGCGCGCGCGATGAGCAGGCGGAAACGCAGCGGCAGTTCATCAAGGGCCTGCAGGACATGGCCGCGGCGTCGGACTATGCCGCGATCCAGAGTCAGGCCGGCAAGCTGTGGCGCGGCACGTTCAACACGACGACGGGGAAGTTCGAGGGTGGCGCGCGCGACCTGCTCAGCCAGGAGCGCTCCCTGCAGTCGACAAACCCGTTCGATCTCGGGGCGCCCGGGCGCCTCAAGAACTTCTACAATCAGAAGGTCACGTCGCCGCTCGATGGCCAACAGGTCACCGTGCAGCAGCTGCTCGAGCAGTACCGGCAGACGATCACGCTGATGCAAATGCCGCTCGACGCCCCGCGCGGCCCGCGGAGTCCGATCACCATCACGGCCAGCAGCAAGGCAAAGAAGGAAGAGACAGATTTCGCGCGGCAGGACGCACTTGATCTTGAAGCCTCGAAGGGACGTAGCGCGCTCGATTGGAAACGCAGGATGGAAAAGATCTTCGGGAGCGGACCGTCGGCGTCTGACGCCATCGGTCAGGCGCTGAACGATCCAACGCTACGGGCTAAGATGTTCGCCGGCCTTGCCAATCCCGGATCCAATCAAGAATGGCAATCGGCCTCGTCGACGCCGGTGCTGAGCGCACTGCTCCCATCGGATGAACAGCTCAACAAGGAGCTGGATAGCACTTTCAAAAAGATCGGCTACTGGGTCACCGATAACATCGACGCGATCAAGAAACAGTTCGCGACCGTGGGGCAGACCATCGCGGACACCATCGGGCAGAGTCTCAACGATGGGCTGCACTCGGCGTTCGAGGTCCTGTTCAGCGGCGGCGGCATCAGCAACGCGTTCCGCGCGCTTGGTCAGATGATCACCCGGAACCTCGCCACGCTCTTTGCCGATCTCGCCGTCAAGGCCATGGGGCTCGCGTCGCTGTTCGCGAAGTTTCAGACCGCCATGGCTTCGATGAATCCGTGGGCCGCGGTCGCGATCGCCGGCGCCATGCTCATCGCCGCGCAGGCCCTCGGCGGCAGCGCGCGCGGGTTCGGCGCTGGCAGCAGCGCGGCGTCGGCCGCCTCGAGCGCCGCCAGCGCCGCCACCAACGATCAGGTCTCACGCATCGTCTGGGGCACTGACTCGACGACCGTGGCCGCCGGCCTGACGCCGCGATCCGCGACCAACATCACCATCATCGGTCCGAACGATCCGTCCGCCCAGCGCGCCGTCCAGGAGATCCTCAAGAACGCCAACCGCCGCGGGGGCTGACGCATGGCGAGCATCTCGTTCAACGACGGCGTGGCTGCCACGCTCGACAACGGCCTCACGGCGATCGCCGGCGGGGCCGCCTCGCGCTTCGCCAACTGGACCCCCTTCACGCGCCGCGTGGGGCCCTCGGCAACCAGCCTGGCCACCGGCGCGCGGACGATGTTCACGTTCCGCACCGACTACGGCGCCAGCTTCGAGATGCGCGAGATCCCGGCCTCGGCCATGAGCGTGGTGCTGCGCCTCAAGCGGCACCTCGAGAACGGCGGCACGGTGACGGTCACCACCGGCGACAGCGCCGCGCGCACCTACGCCACGTGCGGGCTCGCCCCAGACGCCGCGCTCGGCCTTACGATGACCGACCCGGTGCAGCTCACCTACACGCTGTCGATCGCGCTGATCAACCTCGGCGCCGCCAGCGACATGCTCTGCGAGTACTGACGTGACGCTCGAGTACCAGCTGCGCATCCGCGACGCCTCTACGCTGGCGAACCCGGACGGCACGGCGGACGCGCTGACCCTCACGTCGGTCGCCGGCGGCACCAATCCGTACATCACCGACGCGCCCGAGGGCGACGGCGCCGAGTTCGATCCCATCACCGGGACGGTGCGCGAGGGCGCGTACACCGTGCGCGTCATCGACCCCATCACCGGGACCGATGGCACAGGCACGATCCGCCTGATCACCAACGCGCTCGAGGACGCCGGCTACCGCCAACAGCTGCTCTCGCGCCGCTGCTATGTCGAGTTCCGGCAGAACGGCGGCGCCTGGCAGACGCTCACGGCGGGCTACCTTACGAGCATTCGGCTCATCAGCGCGATCGAGTATGAGTTCGCGATCGGCGATAGCCGCCGCATTGGGCTGAATCGGAAGATCTTCACCGGCGGACTGCCCGCTACCGGCGGCCGCGGGACGCTCTTCGGCGGCCCGATCATCAACGGGTTCCTCAACGTCGAGGACCGCGGCGGGTGGACGTTCCGTGTCGTCAACGTCAGCAGCCGTCAGATCGCGTGTGCTTTTGTCAGCGGCTATGCGGACTCGCACGCCGCGACCACGACTAAGGTGAAGGACGCCAAGCGCCAGCCTAAGGACTCGCGCGTCGCCCCGATGGACACGCAGGCGCTCAAGTATGGTGCGGCCACCACG